CCTCGCACCACGCATGGAAGCGCTCATGACTTGCAACTGCGTTTTGGTTGATGCTAGTTCTCTACCTAAAGCAGTAGTTGGACCACCAGCTGTTCTGATTGCCCCTGTATAAGCAATAATATCAGCTTTAAGTCTTTTAGATTCTTCGCCAAGAACTCTTTGGTTATCTTTTAATTCCTTAACAGTCTTGGCATGATCTTTCATACCACGATTTGTAATACCTAAAGCTTTATTTACAGCCCGACTTTGCACATCCAATTTGCTCATTGGAATCGTGATTTCTCTTAAATTGGCGGTTAGCGCTTTAACAGATGCGCTAAGATTAGCTACATCCTTAACCCCATTAGTATGGACATTGATTATAAGATCTACATCAGACATATTTGTACCAATGTAAATTATCCCATTTTATTGAGAAATAAGCAATCATGATTCTTCTGAATAACCCAGACCAATAGCGGCATTCATAATGTCCCAACTACGCATAGCATCAATCGGAGCCCGATCTTCTGGTGTGTACCAATCTTCTTCAAAGTCAACATCAGCACCCTGAGAGGCAGCCAGAGCTTTCATGTTTTTGCTAAACTCATTTGAACAAGCACGATACAATAAAAACAGTTCGTGCAGAATTAGAGATTCTTCTAACTGCTCTAAATTAGCCCATGCGCCAACCTGCACAAAGACTTCCGACTCATACTTCAGAAGGGGGATCTCATTCCAAGTTAGAGGATCTTCATCCTCATCCCCACTTACTCGTTTGGGTTTGGGTCGTTCCCCATTGCAGCAGCCATGACTTCACCGAATGTACGCAAGTCAAGAATATCTTCAAGTGCATCCCTGTCTGCAGCCAATTCTGGGTCTGACTTACGCAAAGCAATAGAAGCTGCACTAACCATCTTATCAATGTCTTCGTCAGTCATTCCAGTCTCGCTATCAGATTTCATTTCATTCGCAACCTTCATAAACTCTCTAAGGTGCTTGATTGTCAAAGCCTTCACAACTCTTGTCTTACCATCAGAAAAAGTAATCTCAGTGCCTTTAAACAAATCAGTGTTTGTTGCCATTTGTATTGCTCCTTGTTTCATATTGGGGATATAGAAAACTCCCAAGTTTCAGTATATCATACCGATCCTTGGGAGTTTCCCTAGTACAAATAATTTATTGGTTTAAATTAGATTTGGTCAATGATTTTGCCGTACTCATAACCCGAATCACCAGTTACTGGCAAAATACGGAATGAAGTTTCAAATACGGTAGCTTCTGCTCTTTTCATTGCAATCATTGAAGTTGTCATTGAGATTGCTCTCTTTGTGTTGAACTTACGAGTCTTCGTCACTGAGGCTGTTGAGCCAGGTGCTTGACCAGTTACTTGCAACGCATACTCAAAAGGGTTCACGCTTTGTGCACCGAAATGGAATGTTGTTGTGTTAGCTGCTGTGGTGTTTGCCTTAAGAGCATCTCCACCAATTGTATTATCGTAGTTCCAAGCCATTGCGAGGTTCTTTAATGTACCCTCAGCAAGAGTTGTCTTAACCATAACTTTAACCTTTGACTGAATGACTCGTGCAGCATCGCCGTACTGGTCAATTTCAATGTCAACCATATCTGGTTCCCACGAAATCTCAAGACCACCTTGGGTTGCGCCTACATCTGTCAAGCTATCAAAATCTGCGTTTGTCATCGTGATGTTAGAAAGACCAGTTTTAACTGTTGCCTCACCAACTACGATATTGGAAGTTGTTACTGCCATTTTATTTTCCTCCTATTACTCAAGGATAAAAATTTTTTTACCCTTGCGATCTCGCCATTTAGAAATCTTAATAGCGTTATCTAATTTTATTTCATTAGAGCGGCGACCTATTCCTACGCCTTTTTGCCACTCAAAATCATAAAGATCTTTTCCTAATTTTACGGCATACCCTGGGGTTTTGCCGATGTATGTAATTACAGTATACTTCATATCCTTTTATGATACCACAAATTAGCTACAGACTAACCGAGAATACGGAAAAATCAAGATCCATTTGATACCAGCCTTCTTTTTCAAGAGGCTCTGAAAGCCCTGAACCTACTAATTGTGATGAAACAACTCTCACATTTGCGCTTGGGACAGTTCCTTGTATCTGATCGCCCCGACCAAGTAAATAAATAATTCTTTCCGAAATTTGGAACAATCTATCCACATTGCTATCGTATATAGAATAACGAATTGCGTCATAACGATTCCAATATGACTCCACTGATGGGATTGCAGGGTTATAATAATAGATTACAAATGGAGGTGTTTCCGTTCCGTAACCGAGGACTGGAAAGAAGTTCATTACTTTCCCAGCAATGCTTGTTAGCGTTGCATCGGCTTTTAAAAATGTGTTTATATCATAGACACTAATTGGCATAACTAAGCTCCTCTTACTCCGCCTCTTACGCCGAAGCCTTGCTTTGTAAGAGCAGCAGAAATCTGTTTTAAGATGACAGCTTTTGCAATTTGCCTGAGCTGTTCTTTCTTAGATTTAATAGCAACAAGTCTAGCTTCATAAAAGAACATACGACTTCCACCCGACCAACCTGGTCTTGTTGCCATAACACCACCATTCCTAGCCTGAATTTTTGCTTTACCTTTTCTACCTGTTAACAAAATAGATGCACCAATTTGCGTATTACGCCCATACTCACCAGTCTCTGCTTTCTCAGGTGGTCTGATCTTTAATCTCATACCAGTTACACCATACGGAATTAAATCGTATTCTAAATATTTAGCAGCCGCACCAACAGACTTAAATGCATCTTTGAGTTTCCCTTTTGATGATTCAAGTGCTTCTCTTTGTGCAGCCTGCACTCTGATCGGAAATATAGAATAATAAAGAGCAGCCGTTTCTAATTGCAATGAAGCTGATTTACTTATTTGAATACTAAGCATTCTCAACCACCTTCCTGCAAGTTAGAAGGACTTGCCTTACTTTACCATTCAACCCAGTTTGTTTATGGATATTAATAATCTCAACAGGACCAGCTTCAATCACATTGCCGTAGCGGTCAACCACATTCTGGATGCGGTTACTATAAGATGCGTATTGTAAATCCTTGTAGGAAATATAGAATTCAATTTCATCAATGTTATCAACATAAGGGAATGTTCTTCTATCCGAAGAAATAGCTTGGTACCTTGCTTTGATTGTTCCTGACTTTGAATAAGTCACAGCTCTTTGCCCTGCTGCATTTGTAGTTGATGTCTTAACATAGACATCAATTTCATGCGAAAGTTTTAAATAAACTCCATTAGACATCAGACAATGTAGTCCATGATAAATAATGTATAATCCATGAGTAAAATATCGGCATCAATATTACCTGTTGTTTCAAAGAAATTAGTGTTAGTGAAATACTCAATAGTGTCCATATCCACTCTATGGATACCATGCCTTCTAAATTCAGAATCATCATTCATCATATCTTCTAGTAATAAATCGGCTGCTTGCTCAATATTATTTGGTACAAACTGCCAACCAAAATCACCTTCAATCAGATACGCATCTCTTGGATAAAATTTGTTTGTTAACAGAGCAACATTCACACTATCTAAAGTTGATCTTCTGAATTGAAGATAATATGTTGACCCGAATCTATGAGGTTCTTTAGCTTTTTCAATATTGTTTACTGTTACATCTTCATAGTCATGTAAAACTTCTTGGTCACTAGTCCCACTATTCATCGTAACTTTACGCAAAGTATTAATTGGGTATGGAAGATGTAAAGTATTCTTCCCTGTCCCAGATATCTCAATAGACTTGTTTGGGTAGTGTTCAAATCCCTGACCACAGAATGTGTTAATGATATTTCTTACTTTCTTTTCCATTTTATCAAACTTGTCATACCAGTCATCTTCCAGTTCGGGATGGTCCTCAAAGAAGGTGTCAGCCGTGATATAAGGCGTGTAGACATTTATATATTGAGATTTGGTATAGGAAGTGCCAGATACAGTATATGTAAAATCAGCACGGTACTTACCCGCCGAATTTAAGATATAGTGTCCAGATGCCTGTTGCCCATAAGTAATGGTATAAACACCTGCCGAAGACCTGGTTGCTGCCGTTGGACCGCTTACGAGAGTTCCGAATTCATGATATAAACTTGCAGAGACCGCATTTGAAGTTGGGTCGGCAGGTAGCGTTAAAGTTAGCGTCTTACTTGTATCAATTTTTACATCATCCATAATAGTCAATTATATCAGAGAAGGTATTCTAAGCCTTAGAATGTCTAAAGAGCTTAAGAAATATAAGAACCCCATTATTTGAAAATAGTTAAAGCCATATAGTTAAGCCCTATCTGTTACCTATTCGGGTGGAGTTGGGAAAACAATCGTTCTGGGATCAACATCTTCTACTGGCAAATCCCTAAGTTGTTGACGATAAGCAGCCCATGCTGTTTTATCGGCAGTGCTATCCTCTATTTGAGTCCAATCAGAATTTAACAAAAGGTGGTTGCGATGAAAACGCACGGCAGCGAGAATAGTTTCATCACTGGCAGATGACGGATCATTTGCGTAACTTATAAAACCATCACATAAAGGATCTTCTTCATCAATATTCAAACCAAAAATTTCCATAAATTATACTCCTGCCAAGATAATATAGTTTACCACGATTGTTGGTTGCATGTTGTTGTGTGCACCACCACCTCCAGTGTTTGCGTTGGTAACAGTAACATTGCTTGTTACAGAGTGAGTGTGAGCACTTTCGGTTGCGTTGGTGACAGCGACATTGCTTGTTACAGAGTGAGTATGACTCACATTCATGCCAGCAGTAGTTCCAGAGTGTGAGTGGTCGGCACTATGACCACCAGTTGTGTGAGTATGGTCGCCTACTCCATAAATAGGACTAGTACTTGTAGTGTATGTTCCACCACCCGCTGATGCTTCGTTTGTATTGGTGTGGGTGCTTGTAGCGGCACCAGTTCTCAAGCCAATTGTGTGACTATGAGCACCACCACCATTGGTTGTGTGTGAGTGGTCAACGCTTGCTCCACCAGTTCCAAATGTGTGTGAATGGTCCGCAGATTGGTTGCCAGTATTAACAGCATTATTTGTAACAGTAGGGGTGTGACCGTGAGAAGAACCAGCACCACTCGTAACTGCATTATTTGTAACAGTAGGGGTATGCCCGTGAGAAGGAATATCTGTTGTTGCTAAAGTAACAGTTTCAGCACCAACCTTTTCTCCCAAATTATTTGCGGAACTTAAAATACCAGCATCAGTACCGCCCATGTTATCAACACCAGCAACCGTGCGACCTCTAAGGTCGGGAATGTTAAAAGTTGTTGAACCATCACCAGCACCATAAGTAGTACCTAGTACAGTAAACAAACTTGCATAAGTAGTACGACTGATTGCTTGTCCGTAGCACAACTGCCAGCCAGTAGGCGCAGTAGCGCCAGCAAAAGCAGTTATCATTCCAATAGGACTAGCTTGAAAAGCAACAAATGCTGTAGTCGCAACTTGAGTATTAGATGTCCCTATCGCCGCAGTAGGTGCGGTAGGTGTACCTGTAAAAGCTGGGCTGTCAGTTGTAGCAATTCCTGTCACTACGCCAGTATTACCATTCACTGAGGAAACACCCGCAGTTACAGCTACTGCTACAAGTGTCCAAGTTGTACCATTATACAACCAGTTTTTTCCAGCAACAGAATAGACCTGTCCATTAGTTGGTGAATTAGGAAAATCTATTGCAGCCATTAAATAGTAATCTCAGACTCTAGCCATGAGATAGTATCCTCATCCCAAATATAAAGCTTATCGTCAACTGGCTTTGCTACAGGGGCATCCCAATTAGTTGTTGTTTCGTTAAGAACCCAAGATGGGAAAGGGCTAGGAGTAATAAATACATCAGCTAATTCATTATAAGAATAACCAACACCTGCATACTGTTTACGAATATTGTTGTTATAGGATGTTTGTTTCCAAGTACCTCCCAAAAGATTGCGACAGAACTCAGCGCCTACAGCCTCTGATTCATCTCCTGCGCTATCTTTACATTCATTATTAGATACCACAATAACTCTTAGTACAGTATTATCTTCACTAATTTCAGCAAAATGTGCCATTCATGCTCTCCTGGATATTAGCAATATCCTCTTATGATATCAAAAATCCGTCAATTTGTCTATCACTTAGATTATAAACTATCTTGTCCATAATTGGACAAATTGAAGAGCGTGACCTTCGGAACCATTCTGAAAGCCACGAGTTTCTGTTGAACCAGAGGACCAACCATGAAAAGACCCGTGACCACTCCAGTGCCAAGTGAATAGTCTTGCCGTTCCGTTTCCTGAACCAAAATCATTATCACGAAATCCAGAAACATCTGTGGATGTTTGAGTCCCCCCTAGCCAAATATTTGGATAACGGCTATTAACTCCTGTCCCTGCATTAGTTCCACCGTCTGTTGGGGTAGAGCCAAACTGATCAACCCACGCAAATGCTGATTGATTAGTTATCTTATGATAAAAACTATCTCCGATGCCAGAATAGCCATCTGTTGCATTACTGATTCTATTTACTACAAGATAGTTTGCTCCGTCAAAATTTTTCCATCCGCTAGCCGTTCCATTCATTAAATAATTAACAAATGAAGAACTTACTTTAGAAATGCCAGCTGCAAAAGCATTCTCTTGCAGAAGCCCAGAAACGGTAAGTTCACTTTCCGTACCAAACCAACCACCGCTATTATCGGAAGATTGACGACCTTTCCCAATTAGAACCCAACCGCCACCGAGGTTTGTCATATCACACCAAAGCCTGACTGCCGCTCCACTATACCCTGTTGGCTTTATCCAATAGTTACCGCTTGTAGTTATTCCAAGTTCATTACGCAAATAGAGAGCGCTCGGTGTAGCCAATGCTTCAGTAGAACCATCTAGCGCAGGAGGAAGATTACCACCTAGTCTAAAGTTTCTGTGTTTTTTTAATGACCAAACACCAGAAGCGCCTCTTGATGATGGAAATTGCGGCATTAGAAAGTGATACTCCCAGTAGCATTGAATACATAAATTCTATATCCATTTAATAGGTTTACTGTTGGAGAACCAGTAGTTGTAGCAGCCGTAAAAGAGTCCGAGTAGCGAACTACAACAATTCCTGAACCACCGCCACCAGATGCTTGGCTGTGACCAGTTCCTCCGCCTCCGCCTCCAGTATTTACAGCGCCAGCACCACCTGGTCCTTCACCTGCGGTGCTTCCTGCTGAACCATTGCTAGATCCGCCTGTGCCGCCAACTCCAGCACCAGTTGAGGAATGAGCTCCCCCGCCTCCTCCGCCGCCTCTTCCTCCATCAGAACCTGGAGCGTAGTAACCGCCGCCTCCGCCTCCGCCTGCGTAGGCTAATGTCGCTCCTGTTATGGATGAAGCTCTTCCATCGCCGCCTTTTGTTGTTAAAGCGCCGTCACCATTTCCTCCTGGACCACCTGCGCCGCCTCCACCATGACCAGCAGTCGGGGTACCAGTTCTTCCACCAAAAGTTGCTGCACCACCAGCATTCCCGTAGCCAACAGATGCTGAAGTTGGTTGTAATCCTCCTCCGCCAGCAGGGCGACCTTGTTCAACTCCACCACATCCACCTCCACTACCACCAGCCGTTCCAGGATTATTTGCGTATCTTCCGCCAATACCACCACCCAGGGCAACGATATTTATACTTCCGCCAACAATGCTTGAGTTTGCTCCAGCGGCATCTCCTGCACCACCACCGCCTACTGTTACTGTGTAAGAAACTCCAGCAACAACAGATATTGCTCCTTCAACAAATCCACCACCGCCTCCACCGCCACCGACATAATTACCACCACCACCTCCACCACCTACTACTAAATATTCAACTGCATTTGGTTTTTGAGATACCCAATTAAAACCAGATACAGCATCTCGTACTTCATTTAAATTCCATAAACCAGATGCCCCAATACTTTGCCCAGGAAATTGCGGCATTAACTAATCTCCTCATAACTACAGACTGCTTCAAGGTCGGAGTTGGCAGAAGCAGTAAGGCGCAATGAGTCTCCTTCTTCTAGATAAAAAGATTTACTAATGACATCCAGTGTTGCATCTGCTGGTACCGAAACTGTTTTAGCAATGTGATAAGCAGTTGTTGAACGATACAAATCAACGGTAACATCCGCAGTATTTGTTCCGTCAATATTAGAGACATAAAGGGCGTTAACTTTAAATACTTTTCCGCTTGAACCAGAATTTGTAACGATTGCAGTTGCCGATGTTGTAATAGCAAGAACTGCTGTTTTTCCCGTGATTGTTGTTACCGATACTATATTAGGTGCTGCCATAATTTCTCCTTGTTACCCGAATACAACTGCCATAGCAATTGCCTTACCTGTTGATGCAGGTGTAAAACCTAAATTTGTAGCCGCAACATTTGCTGCAAGCTGTGTATTTGTAATTGTTGTATTTGCAATTTGGGTTGCAGTAATTGTAGTGTTTGCAATCTGCGTTGCAGTAATTGTTGTATTAGCAATTTGTGTTGCAGTGATTGTAGCATTTGCAATTTGTGTCGCAGTGATTGTAGCATTAGCAATTTGTGTTGCAGTAACTGCTGTATTTGCAATCTTCGCTGTCGTTACGGCTGTATTAGCAATCTTTGCTGTAGTGACAGCTAAATCAGTTATTTGATCAGTAACGATACCTGTAATTAATCCGCCTGTCATTTCCCAAACATAACCCGACCATGTGTATGTGCGTGGACCTACCGTGTAAGTGTCGTTAGTAGCTGGGGAAGCAGGGAATGTAAATGCCATTAGATACCTGCTACGACTTCCTATATCCATAAACGCTAATTTGCCCAGCAGTCATTGTTCCTGAACTATCATTAAAAAATCTAAAATCCGTGTAACTGGTTGAGTTTTCTAATGAACCCGCAAAAGTTCCAACGTAACCACGCCCATAGTACCCACCATTCATTTGAGTTCTAACGGAAAGAAACGGGGCTATCAAATCAAATGTGCTAGATGTGGTTGGTACACCAGCATCAGTAAGACCAACAAACCAAAAGTTTGAATTATTCTGTGGCACAAAAGTCCACGCCGTAGCATTATATAATGCATAAACCATGTTCCCGTAATAACCAGTAGCAGTAGTACCCATTTTCAAAGCAAGTCCTTGCGAAGCACTCGTTTGCAGACCAGTTACAACTACTCTGTAATTATCGTAAGTTGCAGAAAAAACATTTGTAACAGCAGTTGCTGCCTCACCTGCAACAACTGCTTGCGTTTTAATGAACTCTAAACCTGTTGGGTTTTGTGCAGGGCTGTTCGGGATAACCCACGCCGTACCGTTGTAAATATACAAACGGTCCGTGTCGGTCTCAAAAATCATTTGACCTTCAAACGGCACAGCAGGGCGGGTTGAAGAAGTACACACACCAGGTTTAATAATTGATTGCGCACCAACAACAGAACTAAGAGGCATTATCCTGAAATCTCCATAAGGGTAATTCGGTTTACGGCACCAGACCACAAAACAAAAGAACCACCCAATGTAGTGTGGTTTATTCCTGTAAGAGAATAAGTAATAGTTGAAGTAGTACCAGCAGTATCAAAAGCATGAATATCGTATTGTTGATGAGCCGAAACTCCGTATGAACCAGCAGAGTTCATTTGAAAGTTGTGTGTCCAATCACCAAAAGAATTACTACTGGAAGTAATTTTATTACCAGAGCCAACAGCACCTCTGCGAATCCACAAAGAATAATAGTTAGAAAAGTTAGTTGGATAACCACCAAAAGTAAAAAATATAATTATTTTTGAAGAAGCAGACTTTGGAGTAATCTGTACAAGGTTGCTAATAAACATGGTTTCAGAAGCACTAGTAAGATTTTGGTCGCCAAATGCTGGCTGATTAGTTACAACCTGCAAAACACTTCCGTTTGTTGTAGCAGATGACGCAAAATATCTCCACGATGAACCATTCCAAACACCAAGCATGTCGGTGTCAGTTTCATAAATCATCTGCCCCTCAAACGGTGTTGCGGGTCTGTTAGACGAAGTACAAACGCCTGGTCTTAGCCCTTGTGTAGTAGCAGAAATAGTCATCAGCGAATCCTTGTCCCAGAAAAAGAATTGTATGTAATACCAGCAGAATAAAGACCAGTAGCAGGCACAATCCACCTGACTCTTACGGTGTCAGCAACAGCAAGTTTTACTGTTGCTGACGAAATAGAGAAAACATCTGACCCCCCTTGCGCTGGTGTTTGAGAACCATTTATGTCCAACCCAGTGCTACCAGATGTGACTAATTGGATTCTAAAATAACCGCTTGTTCCAATGTTGTAACAGTTTCCTGCAACATTAAATTGATAAATGCCAGCCTGCCCCGCAGGAACAGTGAATACCCCAGAACTGACCGATGATGTGTCATCATACAAGGTGGTGTTGTATGCGAGATAAGCATTATTAACGACACTTCCGTTTCCCCCAGAAAAATACACAAGGAAGTTTGGGTACACCGTTGCCGAAGTTGGTGAATACGAACCTGCGCTACTTGTCAGCACCCACGCTGTTCCGTTGTATACCAACACTCTGTCGGTATCAGTCTCATAAATTTGCTGTCCTTCAAACGGAGAAGCAGGGCGAGTAGAACTAGTGCAAACCCCTTGCTTCAAAGAACCAATACCGTAAGCAGAATCTAAACCCATCAGTTCGTCTTATCCCAGCCAACCACCGTAACATTTACTTTGCTCGCCGTGTCAGACAAGCCCTGTAAAGTCTCAGTAGCCAACAAAACTAAAGCTGTATCCCAAACCATCACATCATTGGCACCAATCGGCAACGCAGACATTATTCTATTAGCAGCAGTAGCCGCAGAACCAATAGCTAAAGTAACAGTACGGTCAACCGTATCCGTGTTAGCAATAATGATTTGCTTAACCACATATGTATGACCAGCCGCTACTGTGAACAAAGTCGTAGTAGAAGTACCAAGTTGGGTAGGCGCACACAATCTTGCTTCCGCTCTGTCACCTGATGCCATATTAGCTCCCTATATCCATAAGTATTATTGCTGCATTCCGAGTATCAGTCATAACATCTGAACTAAATGTTGCATTAACCCATGCGCTACCGCTCCATTGTAGCACTTGACCCGAACTTGCGCTAGTGATAGTTACATCGCCAATATCATCCAGCGCATTAATGGTTGGAATTGTTGCATTTACCCAAGCCGAACCATCCCACTTCAAGAACTGCCCTGTGGAAATACTCGTAATAGTTACATCTCCAACATCATCAAGTGCATTAATAGTTGGAATTGCAGCCCAAGCCAAGCCTGTAGCTGTTGAAGAATTAGCTTTTAAGAAATAACCGTCTGTCCCCGCACTTAATTTTGCAGCAACATTATCAGCAGTTCCTACAATCAAATCACCCTTTGCATCAATCACATTAAGAGGTACGCTGTCTGGGACTGCACCAATTTCTGCCCACGCAGAACTGTAATAAACATAAGTTCCGCCAGTTACAGAGTCAAACCATATTTGACCAGCAATAGGGGAAGACGGAGGTGCATCAGAGACCACTGCAGCCATACCTGAAGAACCAATCTCAACCCAGAAAGAATCATAATAAACAAATGTTTGAGCAGTATCTGAATCAAACCATAAGTCCCCCGAAGATGGGCTAACAGGTGGTGTTGTAGAAATCGCTATACTGCTACCAGTAGCGATAGCAGATGCCGCAGAGCTTAGTATAGAAATTGCATTACTAGAATCCTTATAATATAAAATACCATCATTATAATTGACAGCAAGCTCCCCAGCTTCAAGCGAAGTGGGGGCTGTATTTGCCGTTCCAGAATTCTTTAATTTAATTACATTAGCCATTCAAGCCTCTTAATTAGAAAGTACCACCATCTATTGTAGCAGTATTTGCAGCAAGCGCTGTGAGCTGTGAGCTAAAGGCTTGAACATTAGACCCAATTGCAAGACCCAATGCAGTTCTTGCATCAGAAGTCGTTGTTGAACCAGTACCACCATAAGCAACACCGATAGCAGTTCCTTGCCATACGCCAGTGCCAATAGTTCCTACAGATGTAAGGCTTGAAGTAATGACGCTTGATGCCAAAGTTGTATTTGAAAGAACGGCAGAGCCGCCAATGTAGTATGACTTACCAGCAAGAATATTGAAATGCTCAGAAGATGTCCAAGCATCGGTAGCATCTACCCAGTTAAGAGTCTTGTCTGTTGCGCCAAGAACTGTAATACCAGCACCATCAGCTGTTGTATCTGTTGGTGTTGCAACATTTGCAAGAACAACATTCTTGTCCTCAACTGTTAAAGTTGCTGTATTAAGAGTAGTTGTATTTCCACTAACAATTAAATCACCAGTGATAGTCAAATTATTGCTAATTGTGACATTGGCTGGAAGACTAAGCGTTACTGCACCAACACCAGAGTTTGACACTACAATTTCATTTGCTGTTCCTGTCAGACCAGTTACAAGGTTTGTTGCTCTATCACTAACTTGTGAAGCAGTGATTGAAATTGCTGAGTTAGCAGCAGCAGTTAAACGACCCTGCGCATCAACAGTAAATGTAGCAACACTGCCTGCAGCACCATAAGAACCACCAGTAACGGCTGTATTGTCAAGATCAATTGTAACCGTGTCTGTTGCACCACCAGCGGTTGCTGTAAGAGCAGTACCGCCAGAGATTGTTAATGTATCTCCCGCAGTAATTGTTTGGCTAGTTCCAGTATCGCCAGCAAGTGTAAATGCTTGAGCGGCTACCGAGAAGTTAACCTTTGTAT